CGATCAAGATGGACAAGTATCGCTGAAAGACAAAGGTGAGTTTGCCACCCAGTTCCTTAACAACATAAGCGGTTTGCGTGCTCCAACTCGTATCCACTCTACCTCAGCTCAGATGGTGCTTACGGCAGCTGAACTTGAGGAATTCAAAAGGCGTGGACTGCAAGCTGCCCGTGAGTCTGGTATGATAGTTGATATTGAGCCGAAGGAAATTGAACATGACAGTATGGTACAAACAGGGAGTGCTGGGCGACCTTCAACAGATAGCGAGGAAAGCTCTGGGTAATGTTGCGAGGATGTATGAACATTATGGCTATGACCTTTATGTTACTTCTCTCAGGGACGGTAATCATAGTCCTGGGTCTCTACACTATGACGGCCTCGCTTTTGACATACGCAAGGCAGAGAAGATCACAACGTATCTTATGGTAGATGCCCTTGGCCCTGGCTTTGACATAGTTGATGAAGGTACTCACTACCACTGTGAATATGATCCGAAGTAACTGGAGCTCTAATGGACTTTGTAATCTCTGGAGGCCTTGGATTCATAGGAATAAACTTGGCTACTTATCTTGTAGAACAGAGGAAGACTTTTAAAGTCCTCGACAAGATGTGTAACCAAGATATTTGCGAAAGTTCTCAGTTAAAGAACTTGCCAAAGTTCCAGACCTTTGTTCACTTGGCAGCTTTCACTAATGTAAGACAGTCCATACTGTTGCCTTCCAAAGCGATTAATGAGAACATCTTAGGTCTCACTAACTGCCTTGACTGCGTGAGGGACACCAAAGCTCATTTCATCTACACTTCCTCAATGGGAGCTCCCTTATCACTCTCTCCTTACCAAGCATCTAAATTAGCTGGTGAATTTATCTGTAATGCTTACAGAGAATCTTATGGCGTAGAGGCAACAACCTTACGCCTTTCCAATGTCTATGGCCCACGCTCTAAATACAAAAATAGCGTAGTCTCATCTTTCATTAAGCGCTGTTGTGATGGAGAGGACATAGAAATCTTTGGAAATGGCCTACAGACTAGAGACTTTGTTCACGTGGAAGATGTGTGTAATACTATTATTAACTGCACGAAACAAAAAACTATAAATGTAGCTTCAGGCACTACAATTTCAATACTTGAATTAGCTGAAATCATCAGACATTTGTCATTCGAACTTATTAACTTCCGCCCTGAAATCAAGTGGAAGGCAGCTGTAAGAGGAGAAATCGAGAAAGTTGACGCAAACACAGACATTACGCCGACCGTGCTGCTCGAAGACGGTCTCAAAAGTACCTTCGAGTGGTTCAAAGATTACTACATTACCTCTGAATGAGTGGGGTGAGCGCGAAGTAGTGCGTGCCGAGACAGCTTGGGGACACACTTTTCCTACCTACACCCTCGACATGTTCAACTTTCTCATAGGTAATTGTAGATCTTTCCTCGATTTAGGCTGTGGCTTTGGCAGATTCTTACAGTATCTTAGTGAAAATGTAGATGAGCCAGACTACATTGGCTACGATTCCTCAGATTCCATGCTAAATCGCCTAATCAAGCGCTTTCCAGACTACTCTCCACGTGTTTTCTTGCGTGACATAACTGATAAAATCACTCATCCACAGGAAGGAGTGTTAATTAGCGCTGTCTTTGTGCATTTACCTCGTGCCTGCCAAAGCATAATCCTCAAAAACCTAACAAAAGTCACTCCAAAGCCACGTGCCATAACTTTTGACATTAACTCTCCACATCAAGCTGAAATAGACCGTTTAAAAATTAAACAAACTGATCACGTTGAACGCTTCATAAGAACAACTAACCAAGGCACCTCTCGCTTTCGTATGACTTGGCAGGATCACGAAGTTTTCACAACTGAAGTCACAAAACTTTTCCCTGACTACACTATAGAAACTAAACTTTATGATATAAAGTTAGGTAGAAATAAAGTTGTTTACTTTTTGCTTAAGAAAGGAGGCCCTCCACAGGTATGAAACTCTCTATAGTTATCTCTAATCGCAATGACATAGTCATGCTAAACGTGACTCTCAATAGTGCTATTGAAGCCATGAAAGGCCTTAACTGCCCTGCTGAGGTCGTAGTCTGTGACAACTCTGACAAGCAATTTCAAGATCTTCTTCCTATTGCCTGCCCTGTTGGATTCACAAAGAAATATAACGTCAGGATTATAAGACAAGAAGAACCATGTTTCACAAGTGCCCGTATGCGAGCTGCTGAGGCTGCCAAAGGTGAATACTTATTCTGTGTAGATTCTCATGTGCTATTTGGTCGTAACACTCTCAATGACTCTGTAGATTTCATGGATCGACACTCAGACAATCCTATGCTAGGCTTCGGTCACCCTCCAATTAGGTGGGCTCACCAGGGTGATGCAGCTATAAAACACACTTTAAAGGTCAGTCCTCAAGGTCTACCTAACGGTGGCTGGGATGGGACTTTCACTACCGAACAGCAGATGTTCTGGAAGTTCATGCCCTGGATCTGTCGCCGAGACTGGTATCTGAACACTCTCAAAGGTTATGGTGCTCACTCTGATCACATGATCTCCTGGGGAGGTGCCGAGCAACTCCAGCAAATAAAGTCTCTAATGCTCGGTTACGAAAACTGGGCTATCATAACTGATCCAATAGCTCACATCGGCCCTTACACTCCAGCGGTCATTAAAACTGGCCAATACAAGTATCGTACCTACGCAGCCAATGGTAACTACCCTCATGGCTTTGGTGTCCTTCTTGCCTATGCAGTCTGTGGTGGCCCTACCCACGGCTACAAGCACGCTAAAATAGGTGAAGAAGCTTTCACTAACAGACATAAAATTAAAGTTGATAATTATTGGGCTAAAGCAGTTGAACTTGGAGCTGCCGAATATAACTACATCCAAGATAACAAAAAGTACGACTACCTTGAACTTTTGGAGAATAAACCCTGGAATGACGCCAGAAGAGCAGCATAAGCTTGAATTAGCTAAAATCCTTGAATCCTGCGCTTATCATACTAAGGCAGTTGCTAGAACTTTTTTCCCTGATCGCTTCAACTTGCCTTTCGCAGATAACGTACACGGTGAGATATTTCGTCTCATTGATGGCCCTTCTCGAAAGGTCGCTATAGCTGCACCTCGTGGCTGGGGAAAGACTTCAATAGTAGCTCTTGCCCTTATGGCTCGTTGGATCTTGTTTCGTTTAACAGGTTTCATCTGTTACATTAACAAATCTCATGACGCTGCCTCCTTACAGACCGAAAACCTACGCCGTGAATTAGTTACAAACCGAGCTATTAGATCTTTCTTCGGCCACTTTAAAACTCAAGAAGTCGACAATAAAGAATTTGACGAGGTGTTTTCAAAGAAAGCTTGGGTTGCTTATGACACTCTTGTTTGGCCTCGAGGTGCTGGACAGCAAGTTCGAGGTGTGCTATTTAAGAATGACCGCCCTGGTCTAATAGTCATAGATGATCTTGAGGACCCTCAGAAGATCGAGAACGATGACATTCGTAAAGGTTGGTATGAGTGGCTCTATGCAGATGTAATTAAAGCTGTACCACGTCTACATAAGAACTGGAAAATAGTCTACATTGACACTCTTAAGCATGAAGACTCTGTGCTACAAAAACTCCTCGATTCACCTGAGTGGGAATCAGTTAGGCTCGAAGCTTGCGATGATGACTTTAAGTCAACTGCCCCACACTTCATGTCTGATGAAGATGTTGAGAAGGAATGGCAACAGCACGTTGATGCTGGCCAGACCGATGTCTTTTTTCGCGAGCTTCGAAATCTCCCAATTTCAACTAAAGACTCAGCTTTTCAACAAGGATACTTTAAATACTACAACATACCTCCAGAACGTAGCCTTAGACCTGAAATTGACCTTAAAACTACTGATCCAGAGATTCAACAAGACAGAAACATCGAGACAGTTGTCCTCTTAGATCCTGCCAAAACTGTCAAAATTCACTCTGCTGAAACTGCCATCATAGGTGTAGGGATTGATCTAAACAGTGCCCGTGTCTTCATCAGAGATGCTGTGTCAGAGAAAATGTATCCAGATGAAATCTACGATGCACTCTTCAGTATGGGCATACGGCTAGGTGCCAAGGTCATAGGTATCGAAGTAACATCTCTCAACGAGTTTATCAAACAACCTATTAAAAATGAGATGTTTCGCCGAGGTTCGTTCTTCGAACTCATCTGGCTAAACGCACGTGGAGGAATGAAGAAAGAGTTGCGTGTTAAGGAACTTGTTCCTTACTACAGAGGTGGCTACATATACCATAATGCTTCTTGCGCTACTGTCAGAAAACTCGAACAACAACTCTTAATGTTTCCTAGATCAGCTCTTTGGGACTTAATGGACTGTGAAGCTTACCTAATCGAGATGCTTGAACTTGGTGAAAGGTACTTCTCTCCAAAGGATAACCCTGATGATATAGAAGCTGAATATAGTGAACTTGACTACGATGATCCTATAAGTAATTGGAGGGTAGCTTGAATAGCATAATGGGACATATAGAGTTTATACAGATATTTATTTCAGCCTGTTCTGGGTTCTTTGGAGTAGGTATAGGGATAGGAGTCTTTAGAAGTACCATAAGACAGATAAAGACTGACTTGGCTGAAGTTATAAAAAATCAGAAGGCTTTAAGAAGTGGGCATGGTGGAGGCTTTCCTATCTACATGTCTAGAATAACCTGTGATGAAATAAGAAGGTCTTGTGAAAAAGATAGAGAAGATAAAGCTGTAAGAGTAATCACTGAAATTACTACTCATGCTAAAACTATCAAAGCCCTCGAAAATTATGCTCGTTGGGAGATGCAAAATAAAGGACTTAAAATAGAGGAGGTTAACCAGATCTTGATTGGATAGATTGTTCAATTTTTAAACAAACTAACACCTAATAGGAGATAAAGAAAATGGCATTAGGAGATATTACCTTTTTTCAAGAGGCAAATGCTAAGATGTTAGATGGTGATTGGGCTTCCACAGATGATTTCTGGTGTGGACTTGTTACTAATAATGTACCGCCTACAGCTGGATTTTCAGGCCCTAACTACGGTGACTTCACTGAGGTAACTCCAGGTGGTAACTATGCAGCTGGCGGTCAAGTCTTAGACTCTCTGGCTGACTTAGTAGCTCAGTCAGGTGCAGTTATGACCTTTGACTCAGCTGTTAACCCAACATGGGCAAAGCATGCAAGTAATCCAACTGACGCTTACTGGGCTATTGTGTATAACTACACAGATGCTGCTAAGGACTGCTTGCTATTCGTTGATCTTGATGGTCCTGTTGATATGACAGCTGGGTCACTCACTATCACCTGGCATACATCTGGGCTATTCACTATCACCATTACCTAATGAAGGACGCTAGCCACTGGATAATAGGGATATTGCTTTCTGTGATATTCTCACTCGTATCCTTTATGGCATATAGGGAAATGGGTAGGCTAGATCGCAGTATCTCTGTTCTCCATGAGCGTGTAAATACAGTTATGGGACAAAAAGCTGATACGGAAGACTTTCAACGTGAACTTAACTTTGTCTGGAAAGAGATTGACAGGCTAAGGGATAAGAAATAATGGGACTATTATGGATTCAGAGAAGTGGAGATAGGGTAAGCCATATTCCTGTTATAGGAGATGATGTTAATACTCCAAGCAATCCTATTGATGTGAGTATGGTGCAAGCTGTAGCAATTAATCGGTACTATAGTGATCCTATAGTTGTAAACCATCCTACATTAGGGCAGTTCACAATTAGCTTTATGCCTGAAGGTATAACTGGGTCATGCAATCAGTGTGGACACTGTTGTACTCATTTAGTAGCGGACTGCCCTAATCCAGGTAACTGTAATTGGGCTTATAGATCAGATATTGACTGCCATGCTTGCCCTCATCTTGTTGTGGACAAAGTGCAGAAGTTTCCTCAGGCAAATAATACTTACTGTGATGTTTATCAGACCATTCTTAATGTCTTTAAAGGATGTGCCTATCCACCTGATGTAATCAAGACAGAGTGGATAAACTGCGGATATAGTGAGATCTAATGGCGACTAGATTCTATCATGGTATTAGCGGTGACGGAACACCAAGTGTATCCCCTAGCTATGCCTCTACATGGGACAACACTGGTAGTGCTCGTAGAAGAAAACTTGGAATTACCAAGTTCAATTCTGGTGGCGAAGATTTTACCATCCTTATGGAGCCTGGTGGGGTTCTTACTTATTATCTTTTCTTTCAGTTTGTGTCAGAGCCATTACAAGCTATGACTATGGATCTTGACGCTTGTCAAGCCGCATTTCATATCCAAGAGTCTGGTGCAAAGTTAGATGCATATCTTATCTGTGTGGTTAGAAAATGTGCTGCAGATGGGTCAAGTCCTACTACTCTTTTTACTTTAGGTAGTCCTACAGAAGCTCCAGATACCACTCTTTTATCTCGACTTACATCTTCAGATGATAATTCACCTGTATCTCTTAATGCTGGAGATCGTCTTATAGTTGAAGTTGGACTATGGTCATCTACAACTAAGACTGGCTATTTAGGTAAAGTTCATGTACAGAATGATGGTACTGATATATCAGCTGATGATCAAGCTGTTAGTTATTCTACTTGGAACGAAACTGGAGATACGTTTAGTCTTCATGTTACTACTCCACCTCCTACTACTCTTCTTTCAACTTTACCTCCAACCACTTATCCTCCAATAGACGCTGATTATGCTATTTTAGAAATAGATGTCTATGCACCTACTGTTAATAAAGCTGTTGAGGCTGAACCTGGCTATGTAGCACTTACACTAGCCACTTACACAGCCACTATAGATAAGAATATTGAAGTAGATGCTACATATGCAGCCTTAACACTAACTACTTATAGTGCTACAGTAGATAAGGCTATTGAGGTAGAGCCAGGCTATGTAGCACTCAATCTTGCTACTTATCCAGCTGAAATTTCAGCTAATGTAACTGTAGATGCAACTTACGCTACATTGACTTTAGCTACTTACACGGCCACTATAGATTACAATATAGAGGTAGATGCTACACTTGCATCACTGAACTTAGCTGTCTACACAGCAGATGTTGACCCAGAACTTGATATAGATACTACATCAGTAGCTCTAACATTAGCTACTTACACAGCTGATGTAGATAAAAACACTACAGCTGAACCAGCATCTGTGGCTCTAACACTTGCAACTTATCCTGCCACAGTTGACAAAAACATTGAAGTTGAAGCTGGTTATGAAAGTTTAACATTAGCCACTTATCAAGCCTCTGTAACAGCAGATGTTGATATAGCTGTTGATGCTACATATGCAGCTCTTAGTCTAACTACTTATCCAGCAACTATTGATAAAGCAATTGAAGTAGATGCTACATATGCTACACTATCACTGGCAGTTTACACAGCAACTGTCGACAAAGCTACTGAAATAGATGCTAATACAGCCGCTCTAACTCTTGCAACATACAGTGCTACAATAGACAAAGACATAGTTGCTGAACCAACTTACGTAGCATTAACACTTGCTACATATTCTGCTACTGTAGATAAAGCTTATGAAATAGACGCTGGATATGCAAGCTTAAATTTAGCAACTTATACGGCTGATATATCTCTTAATCTGAATATAGATGCTACTTATGCTACATTAACACTAGTCACCTACACAGCTGATATCTCACTCGATTTAGAAGTATCAGCTACTAGCGCTGCTTTAAATCTTACAACTTATCAGGCTACAGTAGATAAAGCTGTAGAAGTTGAAGCAACTTATGAAAGTCTCACTCTATCTACATATAATACGACTGTAGATAAGGCCACTGAAGTTGATGCAACTTATACAACACTTACATTAGTTACCTATTCAGCTACTATAGATAAAAATGTTGAGATAGATACTACTTCTGAAGCATTAACATTAGCTACCTATAGTGCAACTATATCTGCAGATATAGATATAGAAGCTAGTCCAAATGCTGTAGCACTTAACTTAACCACATATCAGGCTACTGTAGATAAAGCCGTTGAGATAGACACTACCTATGCTACATTAACTCTTACAACATACACAGCAGACGTAGATGCAGAATTAGATATAGATGTAGGTGTAGCAACTCTAACTTTAACTACCTACAATGCCACTGTAGATAAAGCTATTGAGATTGAAGCTTCATATGCTACTTTGTCACTTATAACTTATCAAGCAACAGTTGATAAGGCTTTAGAAGTAGATGCTACCTATGCCGCACTTAATCTGGCTACATATACTGCTGACGTAGATGCTGAGTTAGACATAGATGTAGATGTAGCTACTTTGAGCTTAGCTACTTACCAATCAGATGTTGATGCTGAGCTAGATGTAGCAGCAACTTATTCTACACTTACATTAGCTACTTATTCAGCTACTATAGATAAAGA